CCATCTTCAAACCATTCTTGATCTGTATTCTTAATACTACCTACGTTATGAATTACCGTAGAGTTTTCTTGCTTATACAGAATGTCTATCTGCACTACGTCTCTAGGCATGTCTGGAGTAACTAAGCCATAAAAATTTATTGTTCTTATAGCGTTAACCATAGCCTTGTTGTAAGGCTCTTTTGCTGTAAAAGCATTCAGCACAGAGTATTCACCTACAAATTCAGGGTTAAAAATAACGTTAGTCCAAGGCCCAAAAGCAGAGTACTCTCCGTCTTGATACTTATATCTTAAACAAAATCTAGGAAATATTTTTTCAAATATAGCCGCGTTAAGAGGAGTTGGGTTTAGCTTAGGATCAAACTTAGTATTTTTAGCGCTGACAACACTATACCTAGGCGCCATTGAAGGCTTCTTCTTTATTACAGTTATATTTTCTTCTTGTAAGTATTGAGCAGTGTTAACACCATCAACGTATAGATAAGAGTGATGCTGGATTGATCCTCTTCCATTTGTCCCTTTGTGTTGTTTTATTGTAGCTTCTCTAGCTTTTTTTATATTTATTTTTTTAGGCTCAGTTTCTCCATCAGACCATATTAAATATTCGTTTATTATATTTATTGCTGTTATTTTTTTTCCAGAAAAATTTAATATAGGCTTTACCGTACTTCCAACGCTGTTAGTGTACTTGCTGCGAAGATCTGTTATAAGAAACGTACATTCTTTTGATACGGTATCGTATTCTATTATAGCATCTCTATTAGGGAAAGCTGTATCACCAACTTGAGGAAATCCTTCGCACTTAATAAACCAATACAGCTTGTTGTTTTTTTCATCTGCAATACTTCCTACGCAAACACACTTGTCGCTTGGTACGACATTTTCTAAAGGTACGTTACCTTTTATGTTAGATACTGTTCCAGCGCTACCGGTTTCAGTAGACTCACCATCAGAAGTTATCTCGACGTTTAAGGCATCTCTATACTGTCCATTAGGTATAAGTCTTTCGTCAAGGTCTTTATTCATTTTACCTTGACTAAAAGTGTTTTTGATCTCCGCCATCTACTAGTGTTTTATTTGTTTAGACTTCCCTCTTAATACTTGGGTAATCTCACCTAATTTAATGTTTGATAATCTTAGTTTAGCTTGTCGAGTAGCGGCGAACTTTTCTTTTTTCGCGCGTCGCACTATCATTTCAGGGACGTTAGATTTAGTAGATAGAACACCATACGTTATCCACTTGTATAAAGCTTCTTCTGCAAACTTATGCACTTGCATTTCGCTGTCAGTCCCAAGACTATCGCTTATGTAGTCTAAGATCACAGTTTTTCCAGAGATATTAGAGCTAAAGTTTATTTTACCTAACCTTTCGTCAATGTAAAAAGATCCGTTAACTTGAGCTCTCACTGGATCTAGCCCGTACCTTTCTCCTTCGTTAGGCCAATATATGTCGTCTATATAGTCGTCAGCTCTAGCGTTTTCGCTTGGATTTGAATTTTTATAGTTAGTAAACGTAGATGATTCTTCAGCTCCAGTTTGATCTAACAAACCTATTGAGTTGTCAGCCTCTAAGCTTATGTTAGAGACGGTAGACTCTACCTTAAGTATTTGACTCAAGGTGCCTGATGGGCTATCAGTATCAGTCCACGGAGCTATAACTATAATAGTTAGATAAACCTGACCCTGTATGCTCGTGAAGTCTACGTTAGAGTCTAATATTTTTTCACCAGTCTCGCCATCACTCCACTCAAGGTATCCAATGTCAAAGTAAGCGGGGTCTAGGTTTGTGCTAGCAGTTTGCTCATTCCACGGTGTCATTCTAACATTATCTTCGGGAGCACTAGTGCTTAGCCCAACTCTAACGGTTGTTGCAGGAGTGTTGTATGTTCCAGCTGTACTAGTATAAGGAACCTCGCCCTCATACTCTATTCCATTTTCAGCTAAATCATCTACTTGCGCTTGGGTAATAACCTGCGTTCCAGCAGCCACTGTTGTTGCTGAAGCTGAAAAAATAGCTTTTTTGAAAGCTGACACGTCAAGTACGTGAGTTCCGGCTACAACAAATCCTTCTACACTGTCAACCTGCCTATTTCTAGGAGCTTGACTTATAGTAAGCGTATTAACGTCAGAACCAAAAGTAAGTTTTCCAGCGGTTTTAATTCCTTGCATTCCTTCGGCAGTAAAATACCAACCTGATTCTGTGTTTAAATTTATTCCAGAGCTTATTAGCTCATTATAAACGTATCCTTTACTTTCATTTTGAGTTATTTGAAAAGGATTATTTGTATCTTTAGTTGGGTACAACGGGTGCTTAACGCCAGAAGCGTCTACATAACTTAGATGAGTATAGTTAACGTAATCCTTAGGAAGCCTCATCGTTAAACTAGGTGGCAAGTCTATTTGCTGAGACTTTATAGACTTTAAAGTGTCAAATGAAAGTTCAGCTAAAGCTCGTTGAGCCCAGAAGCTTACATCAGATCTACTTACCTTGTTTATTATTTTTTCATCGCCAACATAAACAGCCATAAATTGAGATATAACATCGTCTAGCGATACGAACTGATAGCTTCCTAAATCGTTGCCTTCGTAATACTGTTTGTCAGTTTTATTTATTAAACCCATTTACTTAAGATTTTTGTTGTTGAATATTTTGAACGTCGTTTTGACCTGCAGCTTGAGCTAAGTTGTAGTCTTTTATAGAAACACCGGCAAGCTTCAGTATCTTAACAACTAAGTTATGTTGTTCTGAATCGTGAAGCTCAAAGTCTTGTTTGTCTGAAGCCATAGGGTTCCATAAAGCTTTTTCATTTACAACAACATATGTCCACTTAGGAGTTTTTGGCTTTCTAATGTAGTTTGCGTATATTTTTTCTACTCCATCAGGATTTACCCAAATTATTCTATCTTGATGAAGGTAGCAGTTAGGTCTACTTAAACTTCCTTTAGTAAGTGGGCCTTGATTATATTCCCAAAAGTCTTTTCTTGAAAGTTTATTTACTTGAACGTTGCTATGGCTAGATCCAGTTCTAACGTCTACTAGTCTATAAAAATTATTAGGTAGTGTAAACTTTGAGTTGCCTGCGTTTGGATCTTGATTTGCAAGCGTTGATGTTGAGCTAAATATAGATATTTTATCTTCTAGTAAAGAAACTATATCAGATTCATTATCATCACTACCTCTACCTCTTTTAAATTGGTTAAGATCGTAAAAGTATTGCTCAAATATTTCTGATTGAGCATGATTAGCAAATAAGTTAAATTCTTGAGGAGTTATGTACCCTCCTTGTTCTTTGTTGGCTAGCGCCAATACTGTTTGATATACTGTGTCTACACTTACTGCCATTATGTTTTGTTTTTATAGTTAAGCAACCACCCCGAAGAGTGGCTGCTCTACTATAGGGTAATTACATACTTAGTTGTTTTTCTATGTTTGAATATATCTCCATACCTTCGTCTGTTTTAAACCACGCGGCTAAAGCAGAATATGGGTGCTCATCAAACGGAACTGTCATTAGCTTTCTATCGTTAGAACCCCATGTAAAAGTTCTTTGATCTGGTGAAAGTTTAATAATACCAAGCTCTGTAGCTTTTATACCAAAGTTTCTAAGCTCTACGTTGTCGTCTTCCACTAGTTCTAAGAATAACTCAGGATTTTTTCTTGCAAACAGCAAGCAGTCACGTTTAAGCTCTTTAGAACTCATCTCTGATACTTTAGAGCCTATTTCTACTCTCATGATAGCTTCCATCTTATCAATATCCAGCGTTCTTGCTAATACTAAAGCGTCGGCTTCCATTTCTAGATAGTCAAGTTCACTAGCAGCAACCTCTTGAGGTTTATACTCGTAAAAAAGTTTATCTCTCATTGGGTGATATAAAGAAAGTAATTTTTGTAACGTTACTTTTTCTCTTGGAACATAAAGAGCTCCGTTTCTAAAAATAATATGTGATAATCTTTGATCACCTTGCATTTCATCAACAAAAGTTGTTCTTTGATTTTCACAGTACTTAAGTTCTCTTTCGTATCCTTTTTCTTCGTCAAAATAATATATTCCGGAAGACTTCATAGAATAAGATAAAGCAGTTCTATTGTTTTTCAAGTAATAAACTCTATCCTTTATTTCCCAACTTGGTTTAATTTGCTTTTTAGGCTTTTCAATAACAACCTCTTGCATTTCATTGGTAGCTTTTACTTCAGGCGCTACACTAGCCCTGTTTGTTTGTTTTTTTGCCATGATATAATATAATAAAAAATTAAAAAAAAAGATCGGGGCCGAAGCCCCGACCTAATAATATGCTTACTTCATTAACATGAAGTTGTTAGCACCTTGCACAACTAAACATCTTTCAGATAGATAGTTAACTTGCATTGCATCAAGATCAGAAGTAACGTTTCCGCCAACAGATCCAGTAATCCAAGTTTTCATTCTTCTATCGTCCATTTGAGAAGCTCTATAACGCACGTGTAAGAACGGACGCTTAAGATTCTTTCCTAATGTTTGGTCATATACAGTAGATACACCAGCTGGGATAATAACCCCACGGATACCAAAGCCTGCAGCTCTATCGTTGATAGATCCACGAGTAGCTTTGTCATTTAAGTATCTCATATCTGATTTGTAGAAGTCATAAGAACCTCTACGGAATCCAGAGAAACCTAAGTTTAAAGCCATATCTTCAGAGTTGTCAAATACTCCGTAAGAAGTACCACCAGCACCGTAAGAGTTCATAGAAGCTAGCATATCGTCGATAGCCAAGCTAGAAGCACGGTTAACGAACATCATGTTTTCTTCTATAGCACCTTGCTTGTCAAATTCAGCAAGTATTGCGTCAAACTCAGCTAAGTCAGTAGCAGCGTTAACACCAGTGATACCAGTTGTAATGTTACCTCTATCTTCAATAGCAGCAAATAAACCTTCAGTACCAAAAGAAACGTCAGCACCGTTTATAGCAGCGTCAGCGTTGTTAGTAGTGTTAATACCTTTAACAGACTCAAGCATAGCCATCTCTAAGTAGTCAGAAAAACGAGAGCGAGTTTCGCCTTCAGCTTTTAGATACCATAAGTAACCGTTTTGTCCATCTTCTCCAGAGATTTCTACCCAACCAATTTGAGATACATCAGATCCGTTGATTTCGTAGTAATCTTTTAAGATAATCGGTTTGTTTGTAAAAGACTTGTGAGTAGGCTCTACAGTTCCGAAACCGTTGTTTACAGTCGCAGTTGTAGCACCTTGTCCTTGCTTGCCTTTACCAAACTCAGAACCGATAACTAATAAAGTTGCGTTAACAGCACCTGGAGCGCCAGTGTCAGTCAAAGAAGCAGCAGCGTCACCAGTTGCAACCTCATAAGGTAGACAAGTAACGACGTCGTTAGCTACAGCTGATACGAAACATTTGATAACACCTTCGTTGTAAGCAACAACAACCATATCGTTGATACGAACACCATGAGTAGTTGTTAAGCCGTTACCGTCAATGTCAGTAACAACAGTGAAAGTGTTAGCATTGTTATCATACTTACCCGTGTAAGATAAGTGTAAACGACCTTGCTCAGACCAAATAACTTGGTCAGAAGTCATCGCTTCTTCAGCACCTACTTGAGATAAGAATCCTGAAATAGTTCTGCTACCGAATACTTCAGCCTCTTTTTCCATTAGGTCTGGTAAATACTGCTGAGCCCAACCTGCTGTGCCTTGTGCAGTAAAGTCAATGTAGTTTGAAGATAATAGCGCTTTTTGTGAAGCTGCTACACTATTCAAGCTACTTGTGACGCCGGAGTGACCAGCGCCTGGATTTGAAATTGCCATTTTTTATAGTTTTAAATGGGTTAATAAATTATTTTCGTTTAATTTTAAACTTAAAATCAGAAGAGTCGTTTCCTAACACCTTAACTTTTACTCCACCAGCTTCAAACTCATTGTGATTTTGACGTGGCGTCATGTCTACGTTTTTAGACTTAGCGACACTTTGTTTTAAAGCATCAGCTTTACCTTGCTCGTAGAAATGTTGAGCTATAGCATCAGAGTTCATTGCCGAGTACAAAGCTTTATGATAACCTTTAGCATCTGACATTGTTCCGTCTTCGTTCAAAAACTTTTTGACAAAGTTGTTAATGTCGCTTTGGGTTTCTTTAACCTTTGTAGCATCTTTTACATTAAATCTATATTTCTTTTCTCCAACGTTGTATTCAAAACCTTTGAATTTGTCAGTAAAGACTGAATTAGTCTTTTTAAGAAACGTAGATTGTAGTGCTTCACTAGCTTCTGATTCCTTGTTATATCGATTAAAAAAGTCCATTGCTTTCTGCTGTTCTGCAGTCAGCTTTGAGCCTGCTTTAATCTCATCGTAATACTTAGACTTTTGCCCGTCTAAATAGGCTTTCGCTTCGGCAACTTGCTCTTTGTAAGCGATTTTCTTTTTTCTTATATCTCTATCATCATCTACGTCTTCGTCAAAAGAAAAGTTTTCGTTTAGCAAAAACGATCTTTCATCTGAATCTAAATGAGGTTTAGTCAACCTATAGTACTCTTTCAAAGCTTCATCGCCGTCCATTTGGCTATAGTCTTTGTTGAGCCTAACGTAGTCGTTTATATCACCTCCAGTATCCTCCATAAAGTCAACTAGCTTTTGGATGTTTTCTGGTAGTGGTTTTCCAGTAGCCTCTGCTTGAGCTATAGCTTCTTCAACTTGCTCAACAACCTCTTCTACTTCCCCATCAACAACTTCTTCTAATACTGGGGATTCTTGTGTTTCGTCTTCCTCCTGTACTTCTTCTTGTTTCTCAACGGCGTCGGTACTTTCATTGCTTCCAACCACTCCTGCCTCGTCAGCTCTGCCATCTTCAACTTGGTCTTCTTCATTGGTTTTGCTTTCTACAGGTGCGCTCAAGTCAACTTTAACAACGCTATCATCTCCAGCGCTTTCAAATTTACTTTCATCAACCTTGTTTGTTTCTTGTGTAGTTTCTTCAACTACGTTTTCATTTTCTTCCATAATATAATATAAAATAATTAATAAATCTACCTAGGCGTAAAGCCTTCTAGGTTAAATCCACTTTCAATACTATCATTACCTGCAGACTCAAAGTTTTTAGGTGCTTTACCTTTATTTCTTTGATCTATAAGCTCTGATTGCTGTGAAGCTTGTATTTTAGTTCTTTCGTCTTTACGATCTTCTTTTGTTTGTTCTTTTTGAGATAAATTATCAGAGTCAGCTTTTCTTAACTGCATGTTATAAGAAAACTCAACCTCCATTAATTGTTTTTTAGCCTCTATTTCTTGTTGCATTTTTTGTGCTTGAAGCTGAGCCTTGTGACTTTCTAATTGCATTTTACTTTGAACAAGAGCTTGCTCTTTTTGAACTTCCACTTGAGCCGCTTGCTGTGCTGCTTGAGCGTTAGATTTAGTTTGAGCTTGTATGTTCTCTAGTTGTAAAGCCCTATCTCTTTCTTGCTTTTTCTTTCTACGTATTTTAAGAAGTTGATTAGCCAACTTTATGTTTCTTATTTCTCTTAAGTCTATAGCGTCTTCTAGCTCAATATTTTGTTGCTGCAGCGCCATTTGAATATTGTTTTCTAGCTTTGCTTTTTCTTCTTCGTCCGGCATTAATTCTAGAAATATACCGAAATCATACATGTGTAGATCCTCAAGCTCTTCTAATGTAGCTACATTGTGAGCTCCAATAGCTTGTATAAAAGCATCTTTCGTTGGCGAGTACTCTAACACGTCAGAAACCCTAAGTGAAAGACACTCACAAGTGTCAGCTGTTAAAAACAACCCAGCTTGAAGTATATGCCTAGTTGCAGTATTGCTATTAGCCGCTGCTAGCTTTTGAACACCCACTAAAGCGTTTTTATCTGGCATACTACCATCTCTAGCTTCGTTGAGGCCAGTAACGTCGCGTATCATTTGTAAATAATAGTTGTAAGTCTGTATAAGACTTTGCATTTTGGCGCCACCTGAACTCGATTGTATTTCTTGAATAGGAACTTTACCTGGGTTCATGTCACCCTCAGAAGTAAATGATCTACCAATAACAGAACCTGTTTGGAAGAACATGTTTAAAGCTTCTTGAGGATTGTAGTTTGTGCCATTACCTAAATCTATTTCAGCTAAACCGTCGGCGTCTAAGTAAACTCCATCAGGAACTAACCTCGACATTACTTGTTGTAGTTTTAAATGAGTCAACTGTATCATGTCAGCAAAACCGGTAATACGCTTAACTAGTGACTCTATCTTACCATTATATATCCTAGGCGCTACTATAGAGTAGTTCATTTTAACTTTGGTAAAATCGCTTTTTGGCCTCATCATATTTCTAGCCATCTCCCATTTTACAAGCTTGTTAGTTCCTAGTATTAAAACTCCATCATACAAGACTTCAACGGCTCTCTGCAGCTTGTAGTAGTCTTCAGCGCCTTCAGGAGGATTAAACGTATCGTCTCGCTCTATAGCTTTTTCAGCACCAGATCCAACCTGCTTAACTTTATACACTTCGTTCATAAAGGTTTTAAAGTTAAAATACAAAACTTGAACTCTATTGCTATCGTCTTTGTCCGTGCTGTATCTTCCTTGATTGTTGCTTCTGTAATGACTAGAGTTTTTAGCTATATCTTCTATATCTTGCTCGTCTAAGTGCGGAAACTGTTTTACAAGCTCATTTATTGGTATTGATTTAACTTCCCCAACGTAATATATATCATCAAAATAAGGCGAATCCGTGTATGAGTATACAAGATCAGCTGGATCTACGTAATCTACTGTTATACCTTCTGATGTTGAAAAGTTGTTTTTAACAGCACCGATACCTAGAACGGTTAAGTCGTAAAAAAATCTTTTCTTAATCAACTCGTA